TGCGCCTCTAACATCTGTAGCAATTGTTGATGCTGGCATTAGCCGACCATAGTTTCAACATCAAGATAAGGGCCAAGTAAGCCAGTTACTTTGGCAAGTAAATTCTTAGATAAGCGGTAAGGAGTAACTGCAAAATCTACGCCTTCGATTGATCCACCAGCGGCGGTTCTGGCTTGGAAGATTTCAACGGAGATAGCCAAAATAGCAGCTTCAGCATTGGCATTTCCGACATAGGTTGATAATCCAGAGAGCGCAGCATTTCCTGCTGGGATAATATTTTTTTCCAATATGTCTGCATTGGTGATTGCGACTGTAAATACATAATCGGTAATTTCGTCATCTGTTACTGTGTGAGTGCCATTAAAGGGAGCTCCGCAGCCAGTAATAATTACGGATTGGCCTTGGGTAAATTCGTGAATTGTTGCGGTCTCAAAATAAGCAATATTATCTTCAAGCTTTACTTTGTTAATTTTGCTCTGGAAAGTAACTAGCATCGGCAAAACTAGATTCTCCGAGGCATCTACTATGTCGCCAAGATAAGCATCTGAATATAGGGATGACGAAACGCCAAGAATTGTCCTAAGCTCTGTGGCCGTAACTATTGTTGGCATCTCGTCATCCTTTCAAGCAGTTAGGTGAGCGGCCAGCTCGGGAGCGGACTGGCCGTCACTATTGGGAGTTTTACTATGCGTTGTCGTTCGAGGTGTATCCACCAGGAAGCTTTGGAGCTACTGCTGCATAGCCGTAATACATTACGGAGATTTGACCAGATGCAATTACATTGGTCTGAAGTGTTAAGCGAGCGCTTTCGTAGAAAGTAAGAGCATCAGGATTAATAACATAAATTGATCCATCGCCAGTTCCGGAAAGTGAGCGAGAAACATAAAGGTCAAGACCAGCAACATTTCCGCGAAGTGCTTGAGGTGAAAGTGCTCCACCAGCATTTTCTGGATTTGAAGCAATGTAAATTGGACGGCCATTGTCGTTCAATCCCATAATCTCAGCCCATACATCTGGAGAAACTGCAACATTGCGAGCAAAACCAAGTGATCCTGTGTAGCAATTCTTTGCAGCGTTAGCAAAGAAAGCAAGATAGTTGGCAGCTGTTGCGCCAGCCTTAGCGGTTGAAGTAGTCGCTGTTGCAGAAGCGCGAGTTACTGCATAAGCGTCAGTTGCCTTTGAGTATGCAAACTCCATTTGACGAACAAGTTCAGAAAAGAATGCTGGCGAACTTCTATCAATGAGCTCTACAGATACGGTCTGCTGGCCCGCGAACTTTTTGACATCTACGGAAATATAAGCTGTTGCCATATCTGTCTCGGATGGACCAGCTGCTTCATTTGTCAAAGCTACTGTTGGAGCTGTATTTATGCGAGGCAACTCAAAAGTCATTCCCTGAGCAGCTAAGGTTTCTCTTGAAAGTGCATCAACGAAACCGCGATCTCCATTAGCAACACCATTAATTAATGTGGTGCTTTGTGTAGTTGGAATGAAACCAGCGTTGTCTGTGGTGTCATCAGCAGCGCGAACATAAGCGCGAGCTGCGTCATCTCCTAGAGCAGCGCGAATGCTGTTTTCTAGGTATTTTGCCTTTGTTAGCTCAAGGCGCGGAGCGGTGAAGAATGCTGGGCGAGGCGCAGCAGCTTCAACCTTGGCAGCTTCTACCGTTTCTTCGGCAGGAGCTTGAACGGTAGTGTCTGACACTTGTTCTCCTTCGGTTGGTTTGTCTGAATCAGCGGTTGCCAAATCAGAATCTTTCTTTTCTTCATTCTCTGATGCTGCAACGACTTCAGCGACTCTGGCTGAATCGATGGCCGGATCTGTAACAAGGCTGACCTCATCGAGAGTAGCTGAAGTAATCTGCATTACTCCCTTGTTATTTGTCCATTCATTTATTTGAGCGCCTACGCTAAATCCATCGCGTAATCCTTCAGTTGCTTCAACTAGCGCATCTTCTCCAGCCATAGTATTTGCAATCTTAAAGGTGGCTTCAATTCCTGAGCTTGTTACATTGTGAGAGACCATTTTGCCAATTGGGCGAGTGCGGTCGTGCTCAAGAAGCAACTTAACTGGTTTAATCTCAATGCTATCTGCTGCAAAGACTGTTGGGCCTACTGAAGTATTGCCTTGCTCATTCCAAGTAACAATAGTTCCAGTAATGGTTCTTTTAATTGTGTCGGCAGCCGTAACTGCCATTGGCATATTAACCTTCATTTGGTATTAGGTCCTCTTCTCGCTGAATCTGCTCAACGCTCATCGCGCCAATGCGGTTTAGGATTTCATAAACTTGAGCTCTCTCTAGCGCGTTACCGCGTAAAAAGTCGTCAAGTGCAAAACGCACCATTACTGGATTAGGCACAAAGTCCGGTAACGATAAGCGTTCCTCAATCGCTTTAAGGATTGGGCGAAGTGAGAAATCAACTAATGAGCGCCGCTCTGTAACCGCGTTTGAGTAAGTCATTGAAGTTTGCTCGGCGCTCAAGAAGTAGGCAGGAATACCACAAGCCCTCGACAATTCTAGCGCCACATACTGACGCGCTTCTGCGAGCTGCATCGTTTTAGGATCGAAGCCAAATTGTTGTAAGTCAATATCAGCATTGAGAAATGCCGTATTGCGCGACTGGCGCGCAGTTTTCCAAGCAGCTAGCAGAGATGAAATTCTTTCGGCAGTTAAATTAGTTCCATTTGATTTTAGAACCATCATCGGAGATGGTTCTTTAGCATAATTAACTGCTGCGTTTTCAAGATAAACTGCTGCTGTAATTGTTTTACCAGCTCTGTGTAGCAATCCTTCATCTGGGCCATCAAATCGAATGATTGAGCCAACGCCGTTCATTGGAACTTGATAACCATCAACTCTATAACCAGTAATTTCTGTGTTAATTGAATTTGTTTCAACAGTTACTCTGTCTGGACTAACGCGAGTCCAAGCTCTTACTCTGCCGCCGTCTGTGGCCGAATACATTTCTTGGACAATTCCGTAACCGACCCCATATAGCCAAATATCTTCGGCCAACCAGTTATAAATAACAAATCCTGCAACTCTTGGGTCAGGTTGATTGATAACGCGGTGCGGATCTACATATTGTCCAGTTATGCGGTTAAAAGTTGTTAAAGGTAATGAGCCGATAGTCCCCGTAATAATATTTCTAGCGCGAGCTACTGAGGGGACGGACATCGCTATTGCGCGAGTGGTGCTTGTTGCTCCACCTAAAATATTATAAATTTGGTCTTGAATTTGAACTGGCGTTAATGCAGCTTGGACATCAATAGCCGATTTTTTTGCTTCGACTGTTGGAAATAGGAAATCTCTTATAGCACCCATTGCTTACATTGTAAGCGAGCGGACTTACACTATTTGAATATCTACTCCGCTTTCAGCCATTGTTGCATAGTGTGTCGCTAAAGCTGATGCTATTGCTCCGCAAATTGTCGTATTACTTACCTTGCGACCCATTACCCAGCCGCCGTCTCCGAAAGGTAGTTTGACGGCGGATAGGCATTGCTTTGTCAGCTCATCTTGTCCCGAGTGAGCCAACCGCTGAGATGAGATTGCTCCTAGTAACTCATCGCAGCTTTGTGCATAGTCAAGGCCATCTATCGGCTCAACCCTAATACCAGCAGGGGCTAACCTAGCCGCTACCGCTGACGCAGTTCTAGCTGAATAGGCAACCAGCTGAACTGGATACTTTCGCACCCATTCCGCTACATCGTTAGCCATTGCTTTATCATCTAGATTGGCAGGGTTATGCCAAGTCTGAAGCAATATGACTTGGAACTTATCGCCCTCAAGTCTCTGGCTAGCGACTAGCGCCGCTTCTTTCCTACTAGGGCTTAGATCAATAGCCAACCAAGTATCGGCTTCAGGGTTGAGTCGAAGGCCCTCAACTTTGCAACTTTCCCATTGGGACGGATTAATAACTGGGTTAATCGTATCTACCCATTGGCATAAAACTTCTGTGCGCACAATGTCCTCGGGGTCTGATAAGACGGCTCGGATATTGTCGGGATGAACGCTTATTCCAAGGGATGGATTGGCTTGGCAGACACCTAGCCAGAAGGTTGGCGAATTATCAAATTTAATACCTTGAGGCGCTGACCATTCGAACCAGCCAATATCATCATTGCCACCGAAGATAGCAGCCATTGCTCTTTCCCTAAGTTTATTTAGAACGATACTGTGCTGATCTCCAGCATTTGAATAAACCCAGATTTGCGGATTGGCTGAAGCCATTTGCGTATATCGCAAAGCAGACCAGACATCTTCATCCTTATATTCTCTAGCTTCGTCTAGGTGTATTGTTTCTGGAGCTGCAATGCCTCGACCAGCTGAGTTATTGGCCCTGACGATATATCGGCGGCCTTCAGTAAATTGAAGTTCCTGGAATCCTTTACTTTCCAGCTTCTTAGTAAATTCAGCTGCGAGTCTGGGATTCTGTTCAATAATTCCATAGATCTTATAAAACAATTCAGCTGAAGTAGTTAGCTTATGGGCCGTATGGACTTGCAGTTTCTCCTTCAATACATAGATTCTAAATAGGATTTGAAGCGCCATAAAGGTCGATTTACCCTGCTGCCGAGCGCAAAGTAAGGTAACTACTGGGTGAGCCCATCGGCCATCGGGTTTATATTTCAAAGTGTGATGAGCTAGCCATTGCTGCCAAGGCATTAAATTGAACCCAATCGATTCGCAAAATTCAATCATTTGCTCGCCGTAAGAGGGCAAATCATTGAGTTTAGTGTGGATTCGCGGTTCTGGCACACCTCGGTAAGCCGATTCGTCCCTGACTCGGACAATCTCACCCAATTCAGCCAGAGCAAGTTCTTTCATTCTTGATAATGCCTAGCCGAGCCATTTTCAGGGAAAATCTTCCCAAT